GAGCTGACTTTACAGGTGGCTACTTAGACCTTAAAGATAAGATGATTAATAACACTCCTTACTTTGTAACTTCAGCACTAGGTGCAGATGGTACTACTGATAAAGACCAAATCCTTTGTGGTGACTTCTCTAAAGTACACTTAGGTATTTTCGGTGGTTTAGATGTGTTATTTGACCCTTACACTCAAGCAGGAATCGGTGCAGGTCGTATGGTTGCTACTGGTCTTGTTGATGGTGTTGTTGCTCAAGGAGGTTCTGTAATGCAGAGTCTAATCGAAGCATAGTAAATACTACAATTAATTAAAGGCGAAGGGGTTTATCCCCTTCCCTTTTCTTTACTTTAAACCAAGATATGCTGTACTACGATAATATATTTAATTCAAGTCAATACGACTACTTAAACCCAAGTCAAAATAGATATGGGAGGTTAGAGATTGAGGACTTAGATTCTTACAACACTCAAGTTGTTACAACTGATGAAATAAAATCTCAGTTAAGAATAGATACGTCTGATGAAGATACTTTATTGGGTACTTATATTACTGCTGCTACGCAAATGGCTGAACATTATTGTCAACGTCATTTTATTACAGCTAAGTACAAATTATGGTTTAATGAATTGCCTTCTAAATTTAGTTTATACTATCCTGATTGTAAGTTTAGCTTCAACGGAGCTAATCAAGATGGTTTATACTATCTTGCTACAGCAGGAACTGCTTATACTTTATTTGATAATAGCAACTGGAGGTGTGACACTAACTTAAATCCAAGTGTAGTAACTTTACACGAAACTCCTACTGCTATAAGTACAAGTAATTTAGATGGTACTAATGAAGAGATTTATTATTTCCAATTTCAAACAGGAATAGGAGATAATGCAACAGAAATACCAGTAGCTATTAAACAGGCTATTAAGTTGATTGTTTCTGATATGTACTATTTCAGAGAGGATAGAAAGAGAGCTTTCCCTATGGCTTCTGAGATATTACTACAACCTTATAAATGCTATTTATAATATATGGCTTTTATATCTAACATAAAAGCAGGTGATTTTAACCTAAGAGTAATACTTAAAAATAAAACATTTACTCAATCTGATTTTGGAGGCTTTAGCGAGTCTTTAAATACAGTTACTACTGTTTGGGCAAATAAGAATGTTAAATCCCTTAGAGATGTTAAGGAGAAAGTTGAGGGTGAAGAAAGAGAGTCTTATGCTAGGTTTGTGTTTACTATAAGATATTCTAGCGAAACTAAGGTTATAAAAAGTAATTGGATATTGGAAGAGGCTTCTTCTAACGACCAATATGAGATATTAGGATTTGTTGTTGATCCTAGAAAAGAGTTCATTGAGATATTTGCAAAGGAGTATTTACCTACACAAAATCCTAATGGCTAACGAAAAATTAATACAAGTTAAAGGTATAGATGAATTATCAAAAGCTTTTAAAAAAATCGGTGAAACCAAGAAAAAGGAAAGAACCGAAATAAATAAAGCTTTACGCCCTGCCGCTAAGATAGCTGTCCGTTCTTTAACTATGAAGTATAAGCACAGACCTAAACACGTTTACCCACCAGGAACGAGATTTGTACCAGGTAAGGGTATGCAAAGAGGTAATCCGACTTATAAAACTATAGGTATAATTACTGCTAAAAGTAAGCAACCTGGTTTATTTGTTGGAGTAAGGTTAAAGAATGTTTTTCCTCACTATGTAAGAGGTAAGGCATCAAAAAACCTAGCTGCTATGTTAGTAGAACAAGGTGCGCCTGATTATCACTTAGAAGTGGTAAAAGAGAAGGGTGAACAAATAGCTAACACAGCTGAAAGAGATTTGGATAAGTTATTAGATAAAATATTTAAAAAAGCAGGATTTAGGTAATGTTTGCAGTTATAGGGAAGAAAATACAAGAAAGGCTAAATAGCCAATCAGCATTTACAGCTATAAATGGAAGTAATAGAGTTTACCCTGTTTATGTAGCTGAAGGAGCAACTTATCCAAACACAATATACGAAATAACTAATGTAAGTGATTTCATAACTAAAGAGTCTAATTTAGACTCAGTAGACTTATCTTTAGAGTTTACTTGTTATGCAGACACTTATCAAGATACATACACACAAGCCAAGGCACTCGTAGAAGCCTTGAGTAGATACTCAGTAACATACACCGAAGATAGTGTTTCTTACACAGCATCGTTTAGGTTCGATACTCTTCGAGATGGTTACGTTAGAGTAAATCAAAAATTCTACAAAGAAATAAATTTTGACTGTCTAATAATTAAAAACTAAAAAAAATGGCAATTATAAACGCAACTAATGTTGTTATAAAAGTAGCTTTAACTGAAGGAGGTACACCAACATATCCTTTAGTTCATTGTACGAGTGCAAGTTTATCTATTTCTCGTGAAATGATTGACTCAACAACAAAATCTTCTTCAGGTTGGTCAGAATCACTACCTGGTCTTAAATCTTGGGAAATAAGTGGTGATGGGTTTGCAGATGTAAGTGTAGCAGTAGGTGCTATATACCCTGATAGTATTGTTGACCGAATGTTGGAAGCTAACCCAATATGTGAAGTTCAATTTGAGATAGACTCAGTAGACTATACAGGTTCAGTTTACATTAACTCTGTAAGTATAGATGGTGGTGTTGAAGAAAACGCAACATATTCTATCTCTATGACTGGTACTAGCACTTTAACTACATCGTAATATTAATCTTTAAATCTATTAAAATATGGCAATTAAAAATGCTTCAGATTTATTGATTTACAAAAAGTCACCTGCTGACGTTCAACAAAGGACTAAGATAAAAATACTGAATGATGTAAATCCTTTAAGTGCTTTAGGTAACCTTAAAGTAACTAACGTGCTTGATGCTTCAGGAGTTTCTGCTTCCGATTTAACATCAGCGGATTTTATTCAAGCAACAAATAATGCTCTTTCTATAACTACTGTTATGAACAACTTAATTGTATCAGCAGCAGGATATACAAGTGTATCAAATCCTTCTTTGGTAGATGGTTACTATGAGTTTGAGGTTCAAAATGTTTTTGCAGGAGATATTGATTCTGTAATAGATATTATCAATGGAACAGCAATACTTAAAGACGACTTCTTAGAAGTTCTAGTTACTAGACCAGGTGAAACCAATAACGCTTATGAGCCTATCGCTTTTAGTACATCAGCATCTTTATCTATAACAAGAGAGATGAGAGATGTTACTAATAAGGATTCAGGTGGTTGGTCTGAGTCACTTGAAGGATTAAAATCTTTTGAGATGACATCTGATGCCTTGCAAGACTTTAATGCTGATTTAAGTTTTCGTGAATTTTTTGATGATTTAGCTGCTGACGATACTGTAACTATAAGGTTTGCAGAACGTGGTAGTGGTCAAAAATATGAAGGCGAAGCTTACGTTTCTAGTCTTTCGTTAGACGCAGGTGTTGAGGATAACGCAACTTATTCTGTGACGTTAAATGGTACTGCAAGTGTTGCAGGAGGTACATATTAAATCAATAAATTAAATTAAATTATGCAAAAGGTAGAAATTGGAGGTCAATTAAGACCTATTAGGTTTTCTTATTTAGGATTAAAGGAAATCTGTAAACATTGTGGACTTAAACTAAACGAGTTAAATCAACTTGGTACGGAGATGGAACACATTGGTATTATCGCTTTTTATGGCTTAAAGTATGGAGCTAAAAAGAATGGCGATAAATTCACTCACAAATTGAAAGAGGTTGAGGAATGGTTAGATAATGAAGAGTTCAGTAAGATTAATGAAATCTTTGAAGCGTTCCAATTAGACCAACCTCAAAGTGAGGGAAAGTAATTGAGGGAGAAGAAATAACTTCTGAAAGTGATGGAGATATTGATTGGGATAAATTAGAACAATTAGGGTTAGGTCGGTTAGACTTGTCTTACGATGAGCTTTACGACTTAACCCCTCGTTCATTCAACAATAAGATGGTTGGTTGGAATGAGATGTTCGAGTTTAAATCTCAAGATGTATGGGAACAAACAAGGTTACTATATCACGCAACTTTATCCCCACATCTTAAAAAGAAGGAATCTCCACAGAAACTTCTCCCATTACCTTGGGATAACAAAAAACCTAAACAGAAGCCTAAATTAGCTTCTAAGGAAGAAATAGAAAAGGTGCTTAAAAAATACAAGATAAGTAATTTTAAAAAGCTATAGATGGCAGGAATTAAGACTTTATCAATAATTATAGCAGCCAACATCAAGGGGTTAGAATCCTCTATGAAGAAGGCTGATAAAACTTTAGCAGGATTCGCTTCTAGGTCTGCTAGATTAGGGTCTATGTTATCTTTCGGTATAACAGCACCTTTAACTGCTTTAGGTAAACAAGCCTTTGATACTTTTGTAGATTTTGAGAATGGTATGACTAAAGTAGGTACTGTTACTGGAGCTACAGCGGAGGAGATGAGTATGCTCACAGCCGAAGCAAAAAAATTAGGAGCAACAACTCAATTTACTGCATCACAAGTAGCTGACTTACAACTTGTATTAGGTCGTAAAGGTTTTGACCCAACAGCTATAAAAGAAATGGAGGGGTCTATATTGGATTTAGCTTTAGCAACTGGAGAGGATTTATCTCTTGCTGCTGAAACTGTTTCAACCTCCTTAAACGCTTTCAACTTACAATCATCAGAGGCAGGTAGAATAGCTAACACTTTAGCGAGTGCTGCTGCAAATTCTTCTATACAATTAAACACGTTTGCTACAGCTTTTGGTCACGCAGGAGCTTCTGCTAACGCTGTAGGAGTAGAAGTGGAAGAACTTTCTGCTATGATGGGTGTCTTGATGGATAATGGTATCAAGGCAAGTAAAGCAGGTACAGGTTTAAGAAAAGCCTTTATTGAATTAAACGAAGAGGGTATTCCTTTTGGTAATACCTTAGATATGTTGGCTTCAGGTCAAATGAGCCTGAACGATGCGTCTGAATTAGTAGGTAAAACTGCTGCCAATCAATTATTAATTTTATCTAAAAATAGAAATAAGGTAAAAGAATTAACTAAAGAGTATAGAACAAATACTACTAGGTTAGATGAGATGGCAGATGCTATGGGTCAAACAAGCCAAGCTAAGATTAAAAAAATGCAATCTGCTATTGAGGGATTGCAATTAGTTTTAGGTGGTCTTATGTCTGATTTCTTAACGCCATTAATAGAACGTATTACAGATTTAGCTAATAAGTTTTCTAACTTAGACAAAAAGACTCAAAAAATAATATTAGTAGCAGGTGCTTTAGTGGCAGCAATAGGACCAGTATTGTTGATTTTTGGTGGTTTAGGTGGTATGTTAGCAGCAGGTGCAGCAGCAGTAAGTCCATTTATATTAGCTTTTGCTAAAATTGCTCTTATTACAGTTATTGTAGAAAGACTAATTTTCGCTATCGGTTCTTTAGTTGCATTGGCAGTAGACAACGCAGGAGCATTAAAAGATAGGATGAGTAATATGGCAAACTCAATAGCAAACTTTTTTATTAGGTCTTTTAATAAGACCGTTAAGTTTTTGAGTGATATGGCTGCTTTTTATGGTGTAAAGCTATTTGAAAATTTTACCCCTGCAGAAGAATTAGAGTTAATACCTGATGACGAACTGACAAAGTTTGTTGATGGAGTGGAAAGTTTTAAGAATTATTCTAAAGAATACGACAAACTTAAGGGTAAGATGAAAGATGGTCTTACTGGTCTGTTTGACTTTGGATTGGGTTCAGGTTCGGCAGAAGTTACAAGTCCTGTAAAAGATTTAACCGAAGATTTAGAGGAGTTACAAGATTTAGAAGATGAACTTGATGAAGATACAGGTTTAGTAGACTCTATATTAGCCACAAAACAAGCTGCTGATGAAGCTGCTCTTGCTACGCAAAGGTTTCTTAATGGTATGAAATCTTTTGCAGAGGGAACTGCTATAGCATTTGCAGATTCATTCGGACAAGTAATTGTAAGTGGAGAAAATTTATTACAAGGATTAACTAAAATATTTGTTGACATAGCAAAACAAATTGCTGCTATGATAGTTAAAGCTCTTGTATTAGCTGCTATATTCCAATTTATACCTGGTTTTGGAGGCGGTAAATTATTTGATGGTGCTAAAAATTTTACAGGCATATTAGGCTCTCTAATGGGAGGTGCATTTGCCGATGGAGGTAATCCACCTTTAGGTAAAGTTAGTTTAGTAGGTGAAAAAGGACCTGAGTTATTTGTACCAAATTCAAGTGGTACTATAGTACCTAATAATGCTTTAGGAGGAATGGGTGGAACACCTGATGTAAGAATATCAGGAGATGACTTACTTATAGTATTTGATAAAGCACAACGTAGAAGAGATAGACGATAAAAGATGGCATACGAAAAATTAAGAACTTCAACTATAAAAAGCAACTTAGGTAACACTTGGATTGTTGAGGTTTGGCAAAAAGATTACACAGGCTCTAGTAGTGATATGACACTACAAGGAGAGGGTTTTGAAATAAAGTGGAGTTCTAAAAAAGAGGTTGCTAAAACTGTATTTCAACCTTCTGAACTAAACTTAAATTTTATTGTTCAAAACAGTACAGATGAAGATTGGTTAAGAGATGATTTGTTCTCCAAAGGTAGTCA